GGGTGCTCGGAAACGTCGTGGCGCAGGAAGCGGTGGGCGTCGTTGTGCAGCAGGGCGCCGGTGGTGACTATTTCGGTGTAGAGCAGGGTGTGCTTGGAGAGCAGGCGCAGGAAGAACCTGCAGTGCCTGTCGGTCCAGTCCATCATCGGTGCAACAGAAAACCTCCTAACTACCGTATCGCCTGAGGTTCCTAGGTTTTCTGCTTGTTTCTGGGGCATTTCTCTATCTCTGGTTGTTGCCACTTTATTCCGGTTCTTGCTGGTTTTGCTACTGCGGTTGCTACAATGTAGCAACTCAAACCAGCCGTGTAGCAAATCATGGGAACCATCACGCAGCGCAAGCGCAAGGACGGGTCTTCGGGCTTTACGGCCCAGATCCGAATCATGAAGGAAGGGAAGGCAGTTTATCAGGAAAGCCAGACGTTCGACCGGAAGGCGACGGCGCAGGCCTGGATCAGGAAGCGTGAGGCAGAACTGTACGAGCCGGGCGCCATTGAGAAGGCCAAGCGGAAGGGCGTGACGGTTAAGCAGATGATTGACCAATACCTGGTCGAGTACGAGAAGCTGCGGCCGCTGGGCAAGACCAAGCGCGCAACTCTCAAGGCTATTGGTGAAAGCTGGCTTGGCGAGGTGGAAGACCAGCAGCTGACCAGCCAGAAGCTGGTTGACTACGCGATGGACCGGATCGAGAAGGACGGCATCCAGCCGCAGACGGTCGGCAACGACCTGGCGCACTTGGGCGCGGTCCTGTCCGTGGCCAGGCCGGCATGGGGGTATGAGGTCGACCCGTTGGCCATGCCTGACGCCCGGCGCGTATTAAAGAAGCTGGGCGCCGTGACCAAGAGCGTTGAGCGCAACCGCCGACCGACCAGGGATGAACTGGAAAAGCTGATCAAGTACTTCCAGAAAGTGCGCGATGCCAGGCGCCAGGAGATCGACATGGTGCGCGTGGTGGTGTTCGCGCTGTTCTCCACCCGGCGCCAGGAAGAGATCACGCGCATTCGCTGGGATGCGCTCAACGACAAAGAACAGTCGGCCCTGATCACCGACATGAAGAACCCAGGCCAGAAGTACGGCAACGACGTGTGGTGCCACATGCCCGATGAGGCCTGGCGCATCCTGCAGTCAATGCCACGGGTTGCCGACGAGGTATTCCCGTACAACTCCAGGTCGATATCGGCGTCCTTCACCAGGGCCTGCCATTTCCTTCAGATTGAAGACCTGCACTTCCACGACCTACGCCACGATGGCGTAAGCCGCTTGTTCGAAAAGGGGTGGGATATTCCGCGCGTGGCCAGCGTGTCGGGCCACCGGGATTGGAACTCGATGCGGCGCTATACGCACCTGCGGGGGAAGGGAGACCCCTATGAGGGGTGGGAGATGCTGGAAGAGGTGGTAACGGGCCCCGTTATCGAGGCCCCAAGGAAGGTCAAGAGGCTCGCCGCTGGCCTCGCCCCATAAGCTTGTCCTGCTCGGCCTTGGCCTTTTCGCGCTGGCTGTCGATGTAAGCGGCCAGGTCCGTCAGGTGCACGCCGCGTGCGCCTTTCTGGCTGGACTCCATCCACACCAGCGGCAGGTTGATCTCGCCCCGAGCCACCTTGGCCTTGAGCTTGGTTGGGGTGATATCGAAGTAGTCCTTGCAGACCAGGTCGATGGGAATGATGGCCTGGCCGTTGTACTGGGCCATCAGCAGGAAGGCGGTATTCATGTTGACCTCTCAGAAAATGAAACGGACAGGGGCAAGGTGTGCCGCCGGCAGCCGCGCCAGCACCGGCCCTTCGTCGAACTGGTCGCCGGCGGGCGGTGGCGTGTGCTGGTCATCGGCTTGGGCAATGCGGTGGTTGGTGGCGTAGATGGTGAGGACTACGCCGATCAGGAAGGCAAATGCGGCTGCGGTGAGGCAGCACCAGAAGACGGTGGTGTGCTTCATGCCTGGATCCTCTTGAACTCCACGACCCAGACCCACGGGTTAGCATCCCACGCACCCCGGCCGTTGATGGTGTTCCACAGATCGGCGAATGCATCTATGTAGCCGATGCTGCCGCAACTGCAGGCCGGGTATCCGTCAGGCTCTACAGGGCGATCACAGTCAAAGCGGTGATCGCCAATGCCTTCATCCAGTACCTGATCCTCGTTGATGTCTTGCAGCCGCTCGACGCGCACATCGGAGATCTCCAACAGGATGCGACTGGCCCAGCGCGGCATGTGGATGCTCGGACGCCAAAGCATGTCAGGACCCTTCCAGCTTGCGCGGAAAATGCAGTGGTCTGGCTTCTGGAAGCGCTTGGGGATATCCGAAAGGGGCGAGCCTTTGCAGCCCATGTACTGGGTGTAGGCCCAAGTCCCATCGTCTTCGGGGTCTTCCAGCCAAGTCTCGCGCACCCAAAGGCGGTCGCCTGGCTTTCCGTATGGGCATGGTTTTCCACGCTGCGTGTTCATCGTTACTTCGCCGGCATAATTCGCTGGTCGGTCCCAGCTCGGAACGCCGTCGACAACATCAACCGGAGCACTCATGAACTGTGGCTTGACTGCACGCCTGGTAACAGTCTTCTGGCCTTCCAGGATGGCGCGGACCATCGGCCCGCTAAACAGGATCGGGCGCTCTTTCATTCGACCACCTCGTCCGCATCAGGCGCTCGGGCCACGCCGATCTCGATCAGGATTTCACTGATCACGCCACGGCCTTGTTCTTCCAGGAAGACGAAGTGCTTATCGTCGCCCATGTTGTAGTTTTCGAAGACACCAAGCGCTGCGTTCCATTGGTCCTCGCTCAGCTCCACCTGGTAAGGCCCAGTCTCGAACACATACCCGCTGCGCAATTGATCGATACGTTCGTCCCGCTCCGTCAGGTCGGCTTGCAGCTGGTCGCACAGCTTGCACTTGGTCAGCACCAGTTCGCTTGGCTTCGGTTCGGCCAGTAGCGCCTGCATGGCTTGCTCACCGAGCTCCACGACTTGGGGGGCATAGCTGCGCAGCTTTGACTCGGCTTCAATGGCGCGGCGCTTCCAGGTGGCCAAGTCGGTAGGCTCGTCGATCTCAACCGGCGTGCTCGGCTCTGCGCTGGCGGATAGGTGGTTATTGATCGAATCCCACAGAAGCCTGCCTTCATGGATTTCAGTATCACGAATTTTTGTTAGAAGGCGGTTTGCTTCGGCCAGCTGGGCGCGCAAGGCACGGCTCTCTTCAGCAAGCTGAATGCAGGCCTGCTCGAACGTTGTGGCGCCGGTGTAGCTTTCCAATGCCATGAACACAGCTTTGTTCGCCGGGCTGCCGTGCGGGAATTGCTCAACTTCGCCAGGATCGGCGTGGGTGTAGAGAGGCTGGACTTCGTAATCAAACCCATCGATCAAGCATCCATCAGCGCCTGTCTTTTCAGTGAAAAACCATGACATCCCAGGCTTGGAGTGGCGGTAGCGCCACGCCGCCGGCTCGCCAGGGTGCTGCTCGGCAGGCATGCTCATGAGCCTGTCATCGCTGGTAGTTACTGGCTCTTGCTGAGCCTGAAGAGCTTCCAGGCGCTGGGACAGCGGCCATTGGTTCGAAATGCATTCCCAGAAAACTTTCGCTGATTCGTCGGCATTTCCAACGAAAGCCAGCTTGTTGTCGTCAGTTTCGGTAAGCGAGCCAAGTATTACGCCGTCTCTGTAGAACGCAATTTTGAACGGCAGGGGCGAAAACTCCATGGAGGTCGACACGTCGTAGCGCTCGCGCAACGTTTTGTGATCAGAAGTATTGATCTTGGCGCAGCGGTCGGAGGTCATGTATTCGTGGTGATCATGGGCACGTCTGCAGAATTCACACTTATCGCCAAGATCACGGCAGATTGCACAGTTTTCGTTCTTACTCATTGCCCTTGCTCCAGTAGTTGAATGACGTCCAGGTAACCGGCGATGTGGCTGCCGGGCTTGTCGGCGGCGGTGCCCTTGAGGTGCTCCACCACCAGGGCCACGCCGTTGGTGGCTGCCAGCGTGCGATGCATGGCCAGCACTGTGTCGGTGGCCTCTTTGCGAGCCTGCTGGCGCATGTATTCGTTGATTGGGCCGTGCACCACCAGCACCGGGATAGGCTTGGGTCGGATGGCGGTTTCGGTGGAGTACGCCGGGGCTGGCGCGGGCGCAGGGGTAGGGCGGCGGGCCCGGTCAAGGGCCGCCTGGGCTATTTGGTTCATGGGTGATCCTCTGTCAGACGAACAGCAGGGGTTGCACGGTGCCGTCGGCGAACACTTTGTCGAGCGGCGTGGTTGCCACTGGTTCATCGCCGTCCCAGCCATCCGGCCAGGTTTCGGCGGCGATCAATTCGCGAATTCGGGCTTCTTCTTCCACATTGATCATGTCCACCTTCGGGCGACCGAGGCGCTGCGCGGCCTCGTTGATCTCAGCTTGGATAGCCAGCAGGCGTTCCAGCGCCATCAGCCTTGACTCCAGCAGGATCGGCCCCATGCGCTGTGGGTTTGAGGCGATGCTGCCGTCTTTCAGGCGTTCGACACCTGCCTTGCGCAGTCGGTGTTTAGGCTCGCGCAATTCGCGCCATAGGGGCTTGATGCCCTTCATCGGCGCCAAGTAAGCCCAGGCCGGGTTCAGCAGGATTGTGTCCAAGGCCTTGTCCTCGCTGGCCAGCGGGCAACCGGTACAGCCTGTGCGTGCGTTTATCTCTTCGGCTTCCTCGCCGCCATAGGCGTCGGCGATGGTGCTGGTTGGCCAGTCGCCGAACTCGGCCTGAGGTGCCCAGTGCTTCAGCCATTCCCATACATGGCAAACCCGCCAGTGCAACAACGGGGCGAGGGTGGCAAGCCGGCCCTTCAAGCCTTTGGCCTCGGGCAGCACCTTCTGATACCAGCCCTGGCCGCATTCGGCCCCGTCCTTCCCGCAACTCATCTCGATGCGTTTGTCGCGGATCGCGCTCTCACCTTGGCGCACGCCCGTGATCATCAGCACGTTTCCATCAAGTTCGGCCAGGCGCTTCTCCAGCGCGTTCTGCATGGGGTCGATCTTGATCTGCCTGGTGCACCAGCGCAGCGTGTTGTTGTTGGGCGGCGGAACACCGCGACCGAGGATGTAGACCATGAACCGCTTATCCATGGGAGCGGTGACCACCTCAATTGCGATTCCTCTGTCCTCGAGGTCATCCATGATCTGTTGCGCCGCGTTGGCCAGCGGCAGAAGTTCCTGGCGGGTGTCCGCGTAGAAGACTGTCAGTGTCTTCGGCTTCGGGATCCGGCCGGTATCGATCAGCCAGATGATCAAGGTGAGGGTGGCGCTGCTGTCCTTGCCCCCTGACCAGGCAATGCCCCAGTGGTGATGATCGGCGCCGTATGCCTGCAGGCTTTGAATGGTGAGCTCGATGCTCTCAGTCATCTGCAAGCGCTGCGCACCCGCAGCGAAAATATCAATTTGGGCGCTCATGGCGTTCTCCGGCTGGCGCCGGTTGCCCGGCGCGGTATGTTCAGGAGTTGCTGACTTGGGAAACGCTCAGGCCCACCGCAACCGGGCGAACCCAGATCGGCATGCTGCTGAGCATGAAGGTTTCGCCCTGGGCGGCCAGGAGCAGGGTGGTGCCCATGACATGGGCGATTGCTTCAGCCGCGGCTGGCGGTACCGCGTTGCCGATTCGCTCGCGCCAGGCTTGGTCGCTCAGGCCGTCGAGCTCCAGCTGCTCTTCCGGCTCGACCAAGCTTTGCAGCGCAGCCAGCTCAAGGGTGGTGAAGGGGCGGTGCCAAGTGCCATCGAGCGATTCGATAACGCAGGTGAGGCGGTCGTTTGGCTCGGGCAGGCGAGGGTCTGCGATGCTCCAGCGCCCGTTGTCGTGCATGGCGCTGGCAGAAACGGCGCCGGCCTGGCCATTCCAGGGCACCACGCCATAGTGGCCACCGGTAAGGTAGGCATCGCCCTTGCTGCGGCGCATACCAGGGCGCGGGTCAGCGATCGATAGGGCACCGCTGGCCACCTGCTGGGACCCGGTAACGGTGCCGGCGGTCTGGTTCATCCCTACCACGTTGAGCTTGCGACTCGACGCGCCTGGGTGCCAGTTGTGATAGCGCGGGTCCTGCACGGCAAAGGCCCCTTGGCCTGTGGTGCTGCCCGCAATCACGGTGTTTGCCGGTCCACCGAAGGGCGTGACCTGATACTTGCCGAAGCCCTCGCCGCCTCGCCGCGGATCCGCAACGCTGAACGTGCCTTGTCCTGGGCTCTTTACCCCGATGACAGCACCGCTGGTGTCCTGCCAGCGGCGAACCCCGTATTGCTGATATTGCAAGGCGCCGGCCTTGGCTCGTGGATCGGCAACCGAAAAAGCACCATTGGTAGGGCTTGAGCGGCCAGCTACCGTGCCCATGCTGTCATTCCAGCCGTGCACGCCCATGTAGCCGGAGCGGTATTCCGGAACGATGATCAGGTCTCGCAGGTAACCATCCTCGATCACCAGATCGTTCAAGCTGCGCCAGTCCTTTCCGGCCTCGACCAGGGCCAGGCGAACCCAAGTTTTCCACTGCAGGGCTGGCACCCGGTGCATGGGCCCGGCCTGTTCGATATCGCCGGCCAGCGGCATGCGGCCGAGGATGTCGCCAACAGCACGCAGGCTCTTTTTCTCCGGCTCGTACAGGAACGGCGGCACCTTCTCGACGTGGCGGGCCACCAGGAGGAAGCGTTTGCGGCTCTGGGCCAGGCCGCCGATTACCCCGCAATCGTGGGTGGTTTCAGCGACCGCGTAGCCGAAGTGGCTGAGCAGGGCACCGATCTGGTCCAGCAGGTGCCGGCCGCGGCTGGCCAGGCGGGGAACGTTCTCGAATACCAGAAGCGGCACCGGATCATCGCGCCAAGCCTCACCGAACAGCCAGATGCAGCGCAGCGTCAGCTCGTTCAGGGCCTGGTACTTCGGGGTCATGCTCATGGTTTCGGACAGCAGCCCGCTGGCGCCCTTGCATGGAGAGCTAATGAACACTGCATCCGGTCGGCGGCCGCCGGCGGCGCGCTGGATATCCTCGGGGGTTGCCTCACACCAACCTGCTGGCGGCTCTTTGCCGTGGAAGCGGATGTACTGGTCGCGGGTGAACAGATCGATGAGCGTGCCTTTGACGCCGCTCAACCGTTCGAAGTCGGCCAGGCCTGCAGGGTCAACGTCCACACCGCCGATGCATTCCCATTCGGCCTGCATGTTGCCGACGATGGGCTTGGCTCGGTTGAACCCTTTGGCGCCGCCGCCCAGGCCGCAGCAGAAGTGGAAGTGAGTCAGTTTTCTCTTGATCAGCATGCTGCCGTCCTTGAAGAGGTGGCGCCAGCTGGGCCGGCGCAGGCATGAAAAAGGGCGCCATTCGGCGCCCTGTGGGTGTTGCAGTGATGGGGTTACACCACCTGATCAAGCGTTGCCACGACCTGGTAGACGTGGTCCATCGACGAATCGCCTTCGGATTCCAACTCCAGCACCTTGTCATCGAGCAGGCGAATCAGCAGCGCGGTGACCTGCTCAGTGCTGAGGGCCAGGCGGCTTTGCAACCAATGGGCCTTGAACGGGCTACCGTTCGATTTGAGAACCACCAACTGCTTGGCATCGTCGTAGTCGTAGTCACCAAACTCCTTGCCGAGGGCGGTGCTGCTGGCGGCGCCTTCGTCGAGGATCTTGTCCACCGGGTGTTGCTCGGCCTGAGCGATCACCTCGCGGCCACCGTTGGAGTCGATAGGGGTAACCACGCCCTCGGCTTCCATCTGCTCGATCATTCGGGTTGCCCGGTTGTAACCGATCTTCAAGTGACGCTGGATTGCCGAAACAGAGGCGCGCCGGGTGCTTCGAACAAAGCTCAGTGCCTGCTCGTAGAGCGGATCAGGGCCGTCTGGAAGTTCGTCTTCCTCGTGCTGGCGCTCTTTGCCCAGATCCAACCCCATGCCAGCGATACGCTCTGCTGCACTCAGCGGCAGCTCATGCTGGTCGCGCTCTGGTTTCACGAAGTCGGTGCCTTCGTGGTAATCGTCGGGCGCCATCACCAGCAGGCATAGGTGGCCGGCGCTGTCGATCAGTTCTTTCCGATTAGGGGCCTTGGCGTCGATGATCCCGGTGGCGGTCAGCTTTTTAGCATCAAACTTAACCTCTTTCATGGTCAGTTCGATGGTGGTGGCGCCGCGCGCCGCAATGATGCTGACTGCCGAGCGAACCACATCGCTGGCCTTCTCAGTGATGCGGTCAATCACTTCTTGCTGGTCGTCTTCACCCAGGCGGGTGAACGGCATCTTGATGTTGCGCAGTTCGAACAGCGCCGCTTCGACCAGGTCGTGCACCATCAGCTCGTGCGCCAGGACCATCGGCGACACGCCGTGCAGGTAAGCGCGGTCGATGAACTCTTTGTGTTCAGCTTTCATTGGGGATCCTCAGTACTTGGCGATCTCTTCCAGCTTCTTTTGCTGGGAGAAAGTCAGATTGGTGCGCGGGCCATAGCGCTTGAAGCTGGCCCGCATGTTTTCGACGAACTCTTGTTCCCAGGCGCCAGACGCGTGGAGATCCGCGGCGGCGAGTAAGGAGGTGAATTCCTCGACCCGGTCATACAGCTCTTCCACGGTCTGGGCGGCCATTAAGCTGCCGCCTGGCTGTGGCGAACCGACTGGATGTGATGGATCAGGGCGGTGCAGATGGCTTCGAAGTCGCTGGCGCGGTACAGCTTGGCCGAGCGCTCTTGCGCGACCGCTTCGAAGCCCAGCGAAGCCAGGAAGTCAGCGGTTAGGGTGAAGCCCAGGGTATTGCTGATGTCACCAAGCTTGATTCGGCGGCCATCATCTGCAGCCTGCTGGGCTGCTGGCGCAGCGCTGGTAATCGGCGTCACCGCTGACGCCGGTTCAGCCTGGGCAACTTGCTGTTGTACCTGCTGCAGCGGCTTCTCGTCATCTCGGGGCAGAGTCTGCTGGGCCGCCTTCTGTGCAGCCAGCTGGCGCGCTAGCTCGGCATCGTCGCGCTTCTTCTGCTCGGCTTGCTCATGCTCGTTGATGCGCACCTTGACCAAGGCAATCAGCGCCTCGTTGTCCTTCAGCACCAGGTCTTGCGCATCGTGGAACAAGAACTTGTGGTCAGCTGCCAACTCGTTGAGGCTACCGATGTTTAAGCGGATCAGGTCGCCGATGCGGCTGGCTTCAATCTTCGCCCGGGCCAGCTCGGCGCCGGCAGCCTCGTTCAGGCTATCGATGGTGCGTTTGCCCTTGATGGCGTCGGCGAAGTTGGCGTGCACCTTCGGCATGCGAATGCGGCCGCCCAGCGTGGCGTCGATCTGCTCGATGTGAACCTGCAGGGCCTTGGCCGCATCCATAACGATCTCAGTGCGGATGCCGTCTTTGCGGGTCTTGACCAGCTTGTCCAGTTCCAGGCGCTTGCGGCGAGCCTCAGCCGTGATGTCATCGATGGCCTTGAACAAGGCGTCGATGCTCTCGGTCTGGCTCAGGGCATGCTCTTTGGCAGCCTTGAGCTTGTCTTCGACCTCGCCGCACCACTTCACGGTCTTCTCGGCGTCCGCAAAGTCCTGGTCGGTCTTGAGCTCGGTGTTGATGCCGCTAAAAACCTGCAGAGCGTGGGCTTTGAAGGCGTCCAGGTTGCTGGCGGTGACCATGCCGGTCACCTCGATGCGCAGGGCCGGCAGTTGGTCAGGAGCGGCGCCGATGACCTCGCGCTTGGCTTCACGGAACTCGAAGTTGGCCAAGTCTTCCTCGAACTGGGCCCAGCCCCTGATCAGCGTGTCTTTGCGGCCCGGCACGGCCCGATACTCCATCTGCACGAAGTTCTGCGGCGTGCCGTCCGAGCAGACAAAGATCACGCGCTCGGCGCCGCTGACCAGCAACTGCTGCTCAAGCTGCCAGTAGTAGTGCGGCTCAAGTTCGCCGGCGGTGACCTGGGCGGCCAGCTCTTCGTTCCACATTTTGTGTTCGAACAGGGTCTCACCGAGCATTGTTGCCCCGTCCATCGAAGCCAGCAGGTTGCCGCTGGTGCCGACGATGGGGTAGAGCTCTTCGCCGATCGAGTCTTCTACCAGTGGCCGGGCCATCGCCTCGTACTGATGGCCCTTATCAAACAGGAAGGTCTGCACCCACCAAGAGATCTCGCGATCAAGGCCAGTCTTCTTCGCGTGGAGCAGATCAGAGCGCTTCATCTGCTTCGAATGCCCCATCATTGCCGGGGCCTCGGACGCGGTGTAGTAGTTGGCACGAAGGGCCAGCCATTCCGGGCTGCCCTGCTGGACGTTATGCACTTGCATCGGTGGACTCTCCTTCGATTGGGGCCAAGGCGCGGATGCGCTCTTCTTGCTCGGCCGTGACGGTGTATTTGCTCTTGATGTTGTTGAGGATGTGATCGGGGCTGGTCCGAGCCGCCGCGATCAAGCCGCGCCACTGCTCGCTGCTCTCTTCGAGCTTGCTGTCTGGGTAGGCCGGCAGCTGCTTTGGCTCGTCGGCCTTACGCACATGCGCCTGGTTCAGCTCGCGCTCGGTTGGCGTGTCCTGCAGTTCCTCGGCGACAGGCATGCCGCGCAGCACATCGGGGAAGACGTCGCGCATGGCGAATGCCCGGGCACGCATCTGGCGCATCCGCTTCGGGTATTGGCTCCAGGGGCCTTGTTTGCCTGCCAGACCTGCAGCCTTGGCCTCGGCCATGCTGAACGTGCGCACCTGCTCTTCTTCGTTGCGGCGCTTCACCCGGCAGGTGGCCGTCTCGCCGTCGTCGCTCTCGTAGATGTACTCGCATAGCGGCGAACTGCGGACCAGGGCGATAACCGCGTCACCCCACAGGGCCGGACGCCCGTTGATTACCGCGATGTTCTGCATGGCCTGCATGGGTTGCAGGCCCAGTTCCATACCCCACTGAATGGCAACCAGGATGTTGCCGGGGTTGTTGGCGAAGTCCTTGGGGACGATGGTCGACTTGGCCAGGTAGTCGGCGAATTTCAGCGCTTCCTCGATGTTCTGGGGTGCAAGGCTGAACGTGGGCTTGATCGCAAGATCGCTCATGGCGAGAGGTTCCTATCTGGTGATGGCGTCAGCCAGCCCGATCAGCGCAAGCCAACCGGTCCAGCCAAGAAGGGAGTTGAAGGCGCCGCGCCAGATCAGGTGGCGGCGCCGGCGTTGGGCGGCGGTCATGAGCAGAACCTGCAAGCGCTGTAGCCGGGGTTTACCCGGCGCCTCAGGCAGGTTTGGCACCAGCCAGCGAGCCCAACACGCTCATCGATCTGCTCAGGACTCAGCTTCCGGTTGAGGTTCTGCTGGCGGTGCGTGATTTTGTTGAATTTGGGCTTGTGCTTCTGGATCAGGAAGTGCTCGTGCGCCAGCATCTGCTGGGCGTTGTCGAAGCGGGCTACAACGGTAAAGTTGAACGGCTTTCCGTTCGCCTTGTGCCAGCGGAACCTGGCTTCAGGCTGCTGGATGGTTGTGCCGATGTAGACAATTTCCCCATCCTGCTCGCCCTTGTAGACAACGTGCTCGCGCTGGCTCATGGAAACCTCACAACGAGCATGTTCTTGCGCACCTCAATGCGATGCAGCAGGCCGGGCTCGGACGCCGGAAACAAAAGACCCTGCGAACGCAGGGCCTTGAGCAGATCGGGGAGAGTGGCGGCAATCACCGCCTTGCACTTGTTCATGCGGCCTCCTTGCGGCGCTGGGCAATGCGCCGGATGCGTTCGCAGTAGTGTTTGAACTCGTCGGAATCGATGGCCAGGAGCGAGAAGTAGGCCACCACCAGTGTCTCGGCCTTGGCGTCTTCCACCTGGCCGGCGCTGGGGAGCAGCATCGTTTCAATGGCCCCCTCAATGGCGCTGATAGCGATGCTGTGCGGGCTCATGGCTCGCGGGCCTGTTCTGCTTGGGCCTGAGTGCCGGTCAGCGCGAATGGCGTGAGGAGGTCGCGGGCCAGTTGCTCGAGCACGGATACGGGGTTGGCGCAGCCCATGATCTCCTCGGCTGCTACCTTGGCATCGGTTGACACCTTGAACATGGCCGCCAACATCAGGCGGCCCAGAACCGAATCGCTGATCTCCGAGCGGCCCAGCTCGCTCATGGCGTATTCGTCTACAGCATGGGCGAAGCGTTCGAAGGAAACGCCCAGCTGTTTGCCCTGGTGTATGAACAGGTAGTCGCGGCGGCCCACCAGCTCGGCCACGCCGTTGTCGATCCAGATGCGTTCTGCCTCGGCCTGTCCGTCATCCGGCGCAGGCTCGGCGTTGTCGTACGCGAACTGTGCTTTGCGAAGTGCGCCCATGGCGGCCTCCGTGTTTGTGTGTGTTGGTTGATTCCCTGTCTGGCCCTCGCTGGAAGGCCAACCAGTGGAAGCGGCGAATCAATGCTTCTTGACGATTTCGGCGTGGCTGCGGTGGGCGTTCTCGCCGACGTGCTCAGCAACTGAGTGAATGAGCTCAACCGCTGATTCCTTGCCATGCGTGGCTGCGATCGCCAGGCCTGCCATGCTGATCAGCTTCATGGTCAAGTTGAGTACGTCGTCCAGATCCCTTGGCTTGCAGGCGTTTATGTAGGCCTCAACCAGCTTGTTGCACATGCGTTCGGCGGTTTCAGGGGTGACCATGGTTGTTCTCCCGTTAGAACCAGACGCGCCGGTCGAAGATGACTGCGGTGCCGGCGATAAAGCCAAGCTGCTCCGGCTCAACGCCTGGGTTTTGCTTGAGGTAATGGGCGCGGTAGATGGCCGTAGCTTTTTCGTTGCGGGGCAGGCGTTTCAGCAGGCCTTCCTCGTCGACAAACATGTCGGTGCCCTTGCCGTTGTGCAGCACGCCGACCTGCTCGAGGTCGCCACCGTCGAGGTGCGGCACGATCAGGCTGCGCAGGGTTTGCAGCGTCGGCGCCGCCGGCAGGTCGATGTTCCAGGTCTTCTCGGTGCCATCCGGGTGGATGACGGTGTAGTTGGTGTTCATGGGATGAGTGCTCCGGTTGACTTCCGAAAGCGCCCGAGCTGGGCGCTGACGCGAAATCTTCTGGTGCGGGCCGCTGTTACACGCCACCTGCGGACTGGGCGATGACTTGGTTCGGGGGCCCTGGGGACCCAACAGCCAGTCGCGGCTCTTCGCCCACTGGCTCTCCCTTGATCAAGGCCCATCCAAGCTGCTGGGCACGGGGCGAGGCTCCCCCTGTACGCGTTCTGCCGGTGGCAGGGCCTTCGCTCGACTGCGGCCCATCCGATCCTTTCCGATTGCGTTCGGTTAGGTCCGGATGAGCAAAAGTTACCGCCTGGTAATGGTTGTGGTCAATACCGTTTGGTAATAATTTTTCGTGTGGACATAAAAAAACCCGCCAGTGCGGGTTTCCTATGCCTGCCTAGGGCTGACTTGGTGCCTTTCTGCTGTGCAGCAGTTCTAGCCGATCAGTTTGCCGAGGCTAGATCTGCAGTACGTTTTCCGAGTTCGTACTTCATTTCCTCGAGCTTAGCCTCTGCAGCTCGGTATTCCTGCCGAAGAAAATCTCGAGTTGATGTGCGTTGGCGCTCTGAATACAAGACCCAAGCGCCGGCCGCGATGAACGTTGCACTGATCCAGCCAATGCCGTGCATGAGTATCGAAATTAGGGCGGAAACTCCGCCTAATGCGGCAGCCACCTCGATAATCGCTATTAGAACTGGTCGCTTCTGCGGAAGGAATCCAAGCCTGAAATACTCATCGCGGCTTTTTTGAAGCCGCTCAATCTCAGATTTCAATGCCTCAGTGCTCAGATCCTCGCCAGCCATTCAGAAACTCCGTCCTGTCCACCAGTAAATGATCTGGGCGAGTATTCGAATGTCGCCCTCCCTATCAGCCGGCACCGAGATCTCCCGATACTGGGTGTTGTCCGAGATGATCGTGAGTCCGTCAAGATTGCGCTGGATACGTTTCACGTGAAGCCGCCCGCCCATTTCGAAGTAGTAGATCGCGTCAGAGTCGACAGCATTTACTCCAACGTCGACCAGCAGGGCGTCTCCATTGCGGATGGTTGGGGCCATGCTATCGCCGCGGCCACTGATGAGCTTCAGGTTGGTCGTAGCAGAATAATTCAGGTTCTGGCGAACCCAGTTGGCATCCAGGCCCATATGCTCAACCACCATGTTTACTTCGGGAGCCTCCATCCCTGGTCCCATCGATCCTGCAACGTCGAATCGTTCGACCTGCACAATTGGTCGGTAACTGGTGATCTTCTTGGCCAGCGGCTCTGGCAGGCCTTCGACATCGATGATCTCACCCAGCCCCATACCGGGCGTATCCAAAGCATAGCGGCTCAGTCCGAAAGCCACCTCGATCTCGCGCGCGAAGTCCTCCCCAATGGACTTCGCGCCTGTGCGGTCTGGTTCTGCCAGGCAGCGCGACACAAAGTTCTGAGGCTTCCCAAGCTTTTCGGCCAAGCGAGACTGGGCACCACGGGCGCCTACACCGTACTCGCGGTCCATTAGTTTCTGCAGGTTCTGCCTGCGCACCGTTCGTAATTCCATTTGCCGATTCTCTACACCCATTACTTCCCGGTAAATGACCGTTAGGTATTGATAAAATAATTACCAAGCGGTAATAATCTGCGCATTAACTAGGAGGTCCTGCTATGCGCACCAAACACACCAAGCTGCTGGACTGGCTTAAGACCGCGACGGACGAAGCGGTAGCAGCCACCGGCACCACCCGCGGCTATCTGCGCCAAATTGCCTATGGCAACAAGGTATCGTCAGCCGAAATCGCTTCCTCGATCGAACTCGCCACCGGTGGTTCCGTAACCCGCCAAGAGCTGCGCCCGGATGACTGGTCGCGCATCTGGCCAGAGCTGTCGGCGGCTTGATCATGACCACGACCCAATTAAGCCCTGAACAGGCCACAAGGGCCCGCAAGAACTTGCACTTCATCTTGCAGCGAGTGACTTCGGTCGGTAATGCGCCGATTGCGCATGCAGTCGGTTGCGATGAGGCGACCATCAGCCGCATGCGTCCGGAGAAGTTCGAGCAGTTCGCGCAGATCCTTGCAGTCCTCGACCTGAAGGTCGTGCCCAGCGAGATGCGGTGCTTCAACGAGCGCGACATCGAGATGTTCATTCACGGTTCCAAGCGGTGGATGGAGCACGTCCAAGGCCTGGACCAGCTCGAAGAGGGTTGAGCCATGGCCGCGCTGCCGTACATGCAGCTTTACGTTGCCGACTACCTGGCTGACACCATGCACCTCTCTACCGAGGAGCATGGCGCTTACCTGTTGCTGATCTTCAACTACTGGCAAACCGGGAAGCCGATCCCGAAAGTCAGGCTCGCGCGCATCGCCCGGCTGACCAACGATCGTTGGCTTTCCGTTGAAGATTCGTTGAAAGAGTTTTTCAACGACAACGGCACAGAGTGGGAGCACGACCGCATCGACCGCGACCTGGCAGCAGTTCACGCCGCCCAGGAACAGAAAGCCGCTGCCGGAAAAGCCTCAGCACAGGCCAGAAAGAAGAAAAAACAAACGGAACCGCAACGGGAAAGCAACGACCGTTCAAATTCCGTTGAAGGTTCGTTTGAACAGAATCCAACGATAATAGATACAGATACAGATACAGATCTAAAAGAAACACCACCACCAGCGCGCGAGGACGATTTCGATTCCCGCGTTCGCTTCGCCATGACTGCCGACTGGCAGCCCAGCTCGAAGACCTTCCAGGCCGTGTTGCTCCAGATGGGCATCACGCAGCAGGCCTTCGACCAGGACCAGTTCCTGGAATTTCGCTCGTTCTGGTGTGCATCGCCCGATGACCACCGCACCCAGGCCAAGTGGGAGCACGCACTGGCCAGCCACATGAAACGCAATCTTCGCCAGGCGCAAGCCGGGGGGAACACCCATGCAAACTCAAGAACAGGCGCAGGCCCAGCTCAACAACCTGGTCAACAACGTCGTCTCTCTGCCGTCGACAGGGTCGAAGCGAACGTCGCAGCGCAGCGAGCAGCCCGAGGTGAAGGCACTGACACCCCTCAGCCTTGGACTGCTGGAGAAACTTTGGATCACGATGACCCAGACCTACGGCAACAAGTGGACCAGCAGCTTCGGTGAGGTGCCAAAACCTGACCACGCATGGGCAAAGATCCTCGGCGGCCTCAGTGGGCAGCAGATTGCCAATGGGCTGCATCGCCTGATCGAGTTGGGACAGAACGACCCGGAGGTCGCCAAGTGGCCGCCATCGGCGCCTGATTTCAGGGCTATGTGCCTGCACGTGCAAGGCCTTCCCACCGTCGACCAGGCCTGGACCGAGGCCCTGATGGGCAAGTACAGCCACGAAGCGGTGAAGGTCGCAGCCGAATCCACGGGCACGTTCGATCTGCGCAGCGCCAAGCACAGCGACAAGGCCCTACGCCAGCGCTTCGAACGCAACTACGCCATCGTCCAGCGCCGCGCCCAGAACGCACAGCCACTCGACGGCAAGATCGCCCAGGGCATTGAGCATGACAGCGGCTTCAAGGCCCAGCTGGCCAAGTCCCACCAGGAAGCCCGCGACCTGGTCACCGCACAGAACATCCCAACTGACGGCAAGGCGGCACGTGCGCTGCTGCTGGCCAAGCTCGGCATTCGGAGGCCGGCATGAACGACAACCCCAACTTCCGCGCCATCCAGAGCATGCGCGCCGAAGTCGAACAGCTCAGGGCTGAGAACGCTGAACTTCAAGCCAAGTGCGAAGCCCTTGGCCGCTACGTCTCCATCGGCCGCCGCCAGAAGTCGCAGTACTTCCGCGCGGTGAAGTGGTTCCTAGCCAACACGAACATCAGGCCGGCTGACGTGCCAACGCCCGTGTATCACACGCTGGTGCACGTGGTTAACACCCTGGCTGAGAAGGCCAAGCGTGCTGCTGGGGAGGTGGTGTGATGACTCACGAATTCAAGCCGGGCGATCTGGCCCTGGTGATCAACCACACGTTTCCTCCAGTGATCGGAACCTGCGTGGAATTGATAAGCCGTCACCGCGTCGGCCCTGTTGATCGTCGCGATCCTATGGATCCTGGAGTGTATGAGGTCGAAGGCGGTGAGGTTGTATGGGTTGTGAGTGAGGACAAGGCCATCGTCTGGGAGAAGTGGTTGATGCCATTGCGTGGCGACTTAGCCCCCGAGCAGCAAAAAGCCAAGGAGCCCGAGCATGTCTGACCTCAAGCCAGTTCAGTTTCTGGTACCGGGCGAACCCGTGGGGAAGGGCAGGCCACGTGCCGTTGGGCGTAAGCGTCGCGACAAGGCCACGGGTCAGCTCGTCTCCTACACCGCACACATCACGCCAGAGCGCACTGAGAACTACGAAAACCGCATCAGCATGGCAGGTACTCGCGCCATGGCCGGCCGCACGCTGCTGGAAGGCGCCGTGATGGTCGAGATGCGCATCGTCCTGGCCATCCCTCAATCCATGTCGAAAAAGCGGAAGGCCATGGCCATCGCAGGCGAGCTGTTCCCGACCAAGAAGCCCGACATGGACAACGTCATCAAGGCGATCTACGACGGCCTCAACGGCGTGGTCTGGAAAGACGACGTGCAGGTGGTCGACGCCTTTGTGCGCAAGCGCTATGGCGAAGTGCCGGGCGTGCACGTGCGCATCGTGCCGCTGGAGGCCGTAGCTTGACCCGCAACACAACGAACTACGCGGAACTACGCAAGGGGGCAGTATGAAACTTGGAAGCGCACGCCTGGCATGGCACGACGCCTACTACACGCCCTGGGACAGCGTCATGCACCACGGCTTGGAGGGGGCAAAGCTCGCCAAGCGCGGGTACGTGGCGAACGAAACCCGGCCAGAGCGCTGGGAGAACACGGGCAAGTGCGCCCACATGGCGCTGGCAGGTCGCGTGCAGCACGCCATCGCCAGCCTGCCAGAGGATTACCAGCAGTTCGGGCACCACCTGTACGCCCCCGTGATTACCACCGAAATATCGAACAACTGGGAGGAGGTGGCGCTGGCCAAGCTGGCCGGCCATGTTCACCTGGAACTAAAGCGGCGAGGGGAGAAGCGCACCTGTAGGCCGTACAGCCGCGAGTGGTGGGTTGCCCGGGGCGTCCTGGTCCGGTACCGGCACATGGTTCAGGGCGGCATGGGCGCGAACCCGGACCCGATGGCTGCTCAGTGGGTGTTCAGGGAGTGGCTGGCCGATAACCATGGCGTGGAGCTGGACAGCCGCAACTGGGCCCGGCAATGGGGTTGGCTGGTGCAGCTCATGTTCGACCAGGCTGGTATCATCGACGGCATGTGCTTGCGCCCAGTCGGGCGCGTGCTGAGCGAGGAGAGGGAAGCCGCGTGACTTTGGTTGAACTGCTGCATCTGGCCGCGAAGTCGGCGAACATCGATCTGGTGTACCAGAACGGCCAGCCAGGCCGATACAAGGCCATAGGCGATGACAAGATCTGGGTGCCGTGGACCCCGCACCAGGACGGCAACGACGCCATGTGTCTGGTGGCGGTGCACGGCATGCAG